TAGTATTAGCAGCCTGTAATGCTTTCTCTCCTACTATAAGAAAATTAGAGTTCTTGAATGCAGTTAAAAGCGTGAGGTTTATGTCTCGAATATCTACGCTCATCCGTAAGTCTCCAATACTCTTTTAGCGGCTGCAATACGTCTATCCAGATGTGGAGTACCTGGCTTTTCGTACTTATTGCATATATGTGTGGTCGCTTTATCCACATTAGTCATGGCTTTAAATGTATTATACCCATAATAATTACCTTCTGTGGTAAACTCATAATGAAAGAATTGTAATTGTGTTTCTAGTGTACGATAATCAAGTTCTCTGTCATCAGCATATGCTTGTAGTCTTTGCAACCTACCAGCTGCTGGGTTCCATTGAGCAATACCAAATGATGCTTCTCCTGGTACCTGTGATGTTATGCCTGGATCCATACCTGATTCTACAATAAAGTTACCGCATATTGCTGCGGCTTGTATCTTTGAGTATCCATTACCTACAAGAAAATTAAATGCTTTTTCTGTATTACTGTTTCCAATAAATGTCTGCGTTATCCCATCTACTCCGCCAGGTGGTATATCTCTTGAATCTCTTTTATTCGGTATCTCAGATGCGCCAAGAGCAGGTGCATCGAAAGCATCATCCGGAGGATAGATTTCATCTGGTCTTACTTCTATACGTGGTATAGATCCCATTATTACGGGTAATTGAGATAGTTGGCCGTCCATAAAGAATCCAAATACCATAGCACCTGGTTTTAAATTAGGACTTCGGCCTAATCCACTCACGCCATCTTCTGTTGTTGGTATAAGACATGATGCCCATGGCAACGCAGACTCAGGTACTGCATCAACATCATCGTTATGCACACCATATATTCTGACTCTACATCTACCTACGTGCAATGGATCAGCATTGCTTTCTACAATACCAATAAACCACCGTAGCGTATCTCCGTAAAACTCTCTCATATATTAGTATATCCTGTAGGTCCGACAGCTAATGTTTTATCTGTACTATTAGTTAATTTACTACATGTCATTGCTTGGCTGTATTTATTTTCAGAAAACTTATGCTTTACTTCTAATACAACAAATGGACCACTCGTAACTTTATCTAAATCATTACCTCCACGTGGTAAGTTAATCATTATTTGTTCGCCGACAAATACTGTGTCTTCATGAAAATTTAATACGCCTGGTAATACTATGTTTATTTTCTTTTTATCAAGTGCTTTATGTAATGAACTAGATTTCATTTTATTCATATGCATTTCTAAATCTCGTTCATCATGATAGCCTAACTCATCAATTGTAGTGTGATTAGCTATCCTGTATATAACATTTGGATTATATTGATCTAAAGTTTTTTCTCTTATTTTTAAGTCTTTATTGTATATAGAATCATCTTCTGCGTCTACTACTTCTGTAATATTAAATCTATTATTTTTATTACGCCTATTAGTACTAATGTTCAATACATTATATTGATTTTGTACTGCACCTTTCATTAACATTTCAACTGTATCATTAGTTCCCATATCTTGCATAAACTCTATATTAGTAAGCTGCTTTTTTCTATCCGGATTATAGTTTTGTGCATTACTAAATGTAAAAGGTATTCTATTAATAGGATCAGTTTCTATCATATCAGATAGACATTTCATCCTAATGCTATCTTCTTTAAGTGTAGCATATACAAAGAATGGGTATCCATTTCTATCTGATGTTCTCTTACGAATAGTTTCTATTACAGCTAACGGAGATATAAACGGAGATATGTAAGTGAATGCAGACTGTGCAGAAGGTTTGCCAATTAAATCTAGTTCTTTATCAAACTCTGATGATAATACGCTTTGAATAATTTGACTTGGTGTACCTTGATAAGCATTGGATACTTTCTTTAGAACATCTAAGAAGAATATTTCTTCTGCGATATAAAAATTGTATGCATAACCAGATTCATCCATTTTAGTTTTTCCGATTGTACGTGTAATAATAAAATTCTTCTCAAATGTATAATCGTATTCTGATGCAACTATAGAAAGCTTTAGGCGTTCAGTACCATTCAGTCTTAATTCTTCAAATGCAAATTGGGTATCTACACAAACCATATTGCCTGTAATATACGGAATATTTACTGATTCATATAATGTTAATTCCATTATAGTCTGACTTATATCAAGTTCAATATCCTTTTCAGGTATACTTAATATAACATTCTGAAATTGGTATTCACTTTCTGCGGAAACTTGTGACATATTATCTCAATGCTTTGTTAAATTCTGAATATATTTGTCCTATAACATCAGGTTTAATTATTTTAATTCTTTTACGCTTCTCATTCTCTGCTATAAATCGTTCAGAGAAAGTTACTGGTGTGACGCCACTTGGTTCATTAAGTGGATCTATATCTACATACCGACCAGTTGCATCTTCATAATGATGAATAGCATCATACTGTCGTCCTGTTCTTTGTATTTGTATAGTATCAGGATTAAAGAAACCAAAACCAGCTTCTACAATTTCTGATTTTACAAACTCTCTTTCATTTTCTACATCTACAATTATTTGTCCTAAATCAGGTTGTGTGAGTATTATATTTCCAAATGCTCCACTTGTTTTTCCAGTTGCTCGAATACCGACTTTAAAATCACTCTTAAACCAATTTGCATATGTTCGAATATATTGATGTGGATAATACTTGCCCATCTGCTCAAATACTTCTTGAGCAGTCAAAGGCCATCCTTCTTCTTTAATTTTATCATTAACGTAATAGAATAACCAGTAGTATCTTATATCGCCGTACATACGATAAGAAAGAATGTCTGGCCTATCGCCATCTAATATTGTATAATCTGAATATATTGTAATATCATCTTTTACTTGGTCTATTATATCTACGTATGTTCCAAGATTCTGTGTAACAACAGGATCTAATTCATTACCGAATCGATATAATACTTTTGGATAGTTTTTAAAATGTGGCATTATTCAAGATCCTTCATTATATCATCAGGTGCTAGTGCAGATGTTTTATTTAAATATTCTCTTTCTAACAATATGTCATGTTTATTGAGTGGCCTATATTCAATAAACTTTAAAGACATGGTAGCATCATGATACTTACCATTTTCATAAAATGACATTGCAGTTGTATTATATGTTACATCAACAGCTTGTAAATACGCTGGTAAAAATCTTGTTATTATAGGTATGATATCTCCGTCTTCAGAAGTATAGTTTGCTTCAATAGTCATTAGGTTAGGAAATCTATAAGCCATAGAAACTCCACCTGCTCCTAATTCTACCGGTAATTGTTCCATTCTAAAGAAATCTATTATGTTTTCTATTACTATAGATTCTTCTTCACTCGTAGGAATCATTTGAAATGTAAAAGACCATTCTCTGATATTGACCTGTTTAAATATAGATCTTGTATTAGGACTTACTTGAATACGTGTAGCATTAGTTACACCAAGTCCGGCCGATGTATTGAGTTTACTGACTAATCGATTAGCAAGTAATGATCCAAACTCACCACTTACGTTACCAGTCATCATATCACCTATACCGCTTAAACCACCAGCGACTGCAGAAGAAGCGATACTTGCTAAACTGCCAGATCCACCGGCAATTGCTGCAGATACTGCGCCACCTACAGGACCTAGATTTTCTGGTCCGACAGATACATTTTCCATTTGTTGAACGTTCATAGGAAGATATAGTGATACGTGCCTACCTTCTAAATCACCAAAAAAGTCTGTATTCTTACCATTTCTTATAATAGGTTCTAAGCCACGAACAGGACTTGTGCTACCGGCATTTGGTCCATCTGGTGATAAATCAGGAGTTAACTCATCGGTATCTTTCTTCAAGCCGACAAAGTCTTTAGCATAGTCTGTTATTTTATCACCTACATTACTTAATATTTCAGTTAAATCTGTATCACCTAGAAAACTACTTACTGTAGCACCATTTACTTTCATTGGTCTAAAATGTAATGAAGCTCTATAGTTAGTATCATTAAGCATTCCTAGGGTAACGTTTGGAGGGAATTCATACCAGTAGTCTGCTCCCTCTGTGATCCTTCTTTTCTGCATTATCTTACCTATAAATAAACATTTACACTATTTATAACAATTTTTATGGCATACTCTGGAAAATTCAAACCTAAAAATCCTAAAAAGTATAAAGGCGACTTTACTAACATTGTATTTAGATCGATGTGGGAAAAGTATTGTTTTAAATGGTGTGATGAGAATGCAGATGTAAAGTCATGGTCTAGCGAAGAGACCGTCATACCGTACTTATACGAAGTAGATAAGAAGTATCATAGGTACTTTATGGACCTCAAGATTACATTTAAATCTGGTCAGACAATTCTAGTAGAGATTAAACCATCAAATCAGACCGTTCCTCCCGTGTACCCGGGTAGGAAGACAAAGAGATATATTAACGAAGGTCTGACATATGTAAAGAATCAGAACAAATGGAAAGCAGCACAACGATACGCAAAAGATCGTGGCTATGGTTTTCAGATATGGACTGAGCATACTCTTGAAAAGATGGGCATCATGCCAAAGTCTACAAAGCCACTAAAACCATACAAACGTAAAAAATCTGTATAAATAGATGCATGGCACAAAGCAACCTATTTTCAGATTTAGAGATCCAAGCATTCCGTGCAGGTATAACTCCGCGGACAAAAGAATCTATTAAATGGTTTAAAGATAAAGCAGGTAAACTTGGTAGAGTTACAGGCGGTACAATCTTTAATCAAGAGCAAATAAAACTAAAAGACTCACTTCGAAATCCAGTTGGTAACATGTATATGTTTTATTACAATGCAAAACATAGACAAACATTACCATATTTTGATGCATTCCCTCTTGTAGTTATTACACAGATGGCAGAAGGTGGGTTCTATGGTTTAAATCTGCATTATCTACCTCCTACTACAAGAGCTAAAGCATTAAATGCATTACTTGGTGGTGATGGATTACCATCAAAGTATTTTAGACCTACTATTCATAGGTATCTGACAACACAGGTCAGAAGTAGATTTGCTTTAATTGAAAAACCTGAATGGGAAATTGCTACGTTCTTGCCAGCAGCTCAATGGAGAGGTGCAGGCCAAGGTAAAATATATTCAGACTCAAGAAGGAAAATGAGGAATGGCTAGTATTAATGAATTGAAAGGTCTCGCTTCAGCAAGAGGAGGCTTTGCTCAACAGCATCAATATTTGATTACATTGCCTGGCTTAGGTGCATATAGCTCTCGAGAGTTAAATTTATTGTGTAGTCAGACAACATTACCTAGTCGTAGAATGCTTTCATCTGATAGAGCGATAGGCGTAAAACAAACCCGTGTTGCATATGGATTTGCTACTGAAGAAGTAACAATGAAGTTTACAGTATTGAATGATTATGGAATTAAAAACTATTTCGAAATGTGGCAAAATAAAATAGTCAATCAGAATACTTTTACACCTAATTATAAATCTGAATATGCTAGAGATATGCAGATATTACAACTAAGAAAAGGATTTGCTTTAGACACGGATTTAAGACTTGGTCCTATTAGTATTGATATCGATATATTTAAAAGAGAGAACGTCATTTACGAATGTACACTTTTAAATGCTTTTCCTGTAACTTTAGGAGAGATAGCATTAACTAATGAACCAGGAGTAGTAGAATTAACGGTTGGATTTGAATATGATAATTGGAGAAGCTCACACTTTGCAGTTAACCCGAGTACGCGTAATGCAAGAGCTGTAGGAACACTAATAAATACTATTAATAATATTGTAAATTAATGAGGTTATATAATGGCACTGCCAAAACTGAATGAAGCGCCAAAGTATAGTATTACTATTCCCTCGACAAGTAAAAATGTAAGATTTAGACCATTTTTAGTGAAAGAAGAGAAAGTATTACTATTGGCAATGGAATCGGAGGATCAAGATCATATTCTCCAAGCTA